GTTAGTGAATCTTCATCTGCTTAATTCAACACTTTCTACACTATGCCAGTCATCATCTTCGGTATATTCACTTTCTACACTATGCCAGTCATCATCTTCGGTATATTCACTTTCTACACTATGCCAGTCATCATCTTCGGTATATTCATATTTTTTTTTTATATAAAACATCATTATAATCATTCCAAATGCAAACGACTTTTCCAATAATACTGGTAATAAGTATATTGAATTATGTATTGTTATGAACATTTTTAACGTTGTTATTGTAGATACCATGTTCAACAGCAATTCACCATATATATATTGTATTGACAATCCATCTCCGTTTTTTTGATTCATCATATGAATACATTGCGGTATATGTTTGATAGAATGTAAAACAGAAACGATTATATTTAAAATTAATAACTCTGATAGCATATTACGATATATTTTTACAAAAAAAAATACCAAATATTTAATATTACAAATATTATTTGTAATATTTACTCCCTTACACGTTTCGTCTTGGACAATATTTCGGTTCGTTTGCTATTATTATCAAACATACGAACTGTGTCAAATACTTGCGTCAATAAATTGCATTTTACTTGTCCCATCTTCTCTCTGTAATTACTTATATCTCTATCATATTCATCTTCATTGCTATAATCGTCTTCAGATGGTTCTTCTCCACATTCTTGTTTTAATTGCTCTTCGAATTCTACCTGTAACGGATTAAACGCTTTGTGTATTGCATGACTAATGTTCAATCCTGTCTTCTCAAAACCATCTATATATTTAATAAATTCCGCCTCTCCCTTTTCCCAATTTTCATCCTTTTTATTTTCTTTTACGTATAATACACCGTTTTTTACATCCGTTGTTTGCACAAAATTCATATATTGGGGATTATCTGTCAAACATTTGAAAAATATATCATACACATTGGTTGCCAAGTTGATTTGATTATAAGCCACATCTCGATAATTGTTTTGAAAAAACTCTACACACTTTTTTACATAACGATCTGTGAAATCATGTATCGATTCGGCATTTCTACATGTATTTGTTAAATAGAAATTTAATGTTTGCTTTTCTATATATGTATTATTTACATTCCCACACTGGGGAATTGCCTCAATGAATTTATTTACCATTTCTTGACTATCTTTCATCACTTTCAATGTATTTTCATTCATTTTCATATTTTCTAACTGTGTTTCTTGGTATTTTTCTAACATCATTAAAAACATGGATTTCATTTCACGATTCTCTTTTGTTAAATTTTCGATTACCTCATCATGACTTTTTATAGAAGGATTTTTGGGACTTGTACATGTCTTTTTATGTTTGCATAAACCGGATTTGTATTTATAACTTTTACCACATGAACATTGAAATACCGGTAGGGACTTTTCATTATCTTTGGTATGTCCATTCATTATCCTGAGGTGTTTCGGTGTAGATAAATGCTTATTATAATCTTTTCTACTACATGACATATACTCACAACTCTCACATGAAAATATTTTGGGGATTTTTGAGGATTTTTTATTATCCATTGTTATTTATTATGGATAATAAAAAATCCCTTAAATCCTTTTTTGTATAAAATATTTATAAAACATTTGTTACACAAATGTTTTATTTTATTTTTTAAATCAAACCATTATGATCTAAATGTAATTTTTGTAATTATACATTTTTAAATTATATTCTATATACTCAGTTTGGAACTTTTTAAAAAGTTCCAAATCTACCAACTACCAACTTTTATAGAATGAATTTTATAAAATATTATTTTTCTCAAAACGCTCTTTGGCATCCAAATATCCTTCTCCTCCTGGTGCATAATATTCTTCTGTTTTTACATGATAATATACTGTAATTAAATTTTTTATACTTTTAAACCAATCTGTATGCTTCTGCATACTCCAAACCTCGGCTTGATGACATGGACCGCCATATTCTTCTAATCTTTGATCTTCTTTTTCTACTGCTTTATTTAAAATTTCAGTACTCAAACGCACCGAAGGTAATAATGCCAATTGTCCAAGTAAATAATACGTACAATTGGTCCAAGTTTCTTTTGTAAAATTGACACATCCTTCCAATCCCACTTTCAATTCATCATGTCCTTCCAATATACTTGCATATTCTTCCGCAAATTGTCTAAGATCATTCAAAGAAGGTTCTTTTCCAATATATTCCTCTGGGATTAGTGGAAAATCCTTTTTCAATTCAATTAAACGCACACCTTTAAACATTGTTTCGTTTTTATTATCCATTTTTACTACTTACTTGGTATTATTTTAATTTAAATAAAACCAAAACTCTATTATCAATTTTATACACTTATATTGTCCAAGAACAAATGTAACTGTTTTATTCCATTCAACATATTATCTATATTTACATCCTCTATTTTTATTTCACCTTCAAAATCAAACTCAAAATCGACAAACGAAAAACGCAATGACAAACTATCATGATTAAAATGTTCCCCCGCAACTGTTATTATCTGATAATTTTTCATTAAATAGTTACTTAATTCGATACTCGTGGTTATATTCAACTTTTTCAACTGTTCTTTGTAATTACTGAAATCGATAAATACATACCAAGCCGCCTCTGTTTCTACATACAACAATCTTTTTCCTCTCAATGAGTCCAAGACCTTATTCGAAACATGGTTGTACAACCTTTTTGTGTTTTCTATGTATGTTTTACATAATTCTTTGTTCTCCAATAAAGCATTTGTTGCATATTGCATTGGTGATGATACATTTGAATAAGTACGTGATCCATAAACACAACATTTTGTAAAAAACGGGTTCAAACTTTCAGGAAAAGCACACCAACCTATACGATACCCCCCACATGCCAAGTCTTTTGACACCGACGAACCACGTATTGTCAAATTGGGTATAAATTCATAGATAGACTTTTGATTAGAACGATAAGACAAATTCGAATATATATCATCTGAAAATACAACACAATCATATTTTTTAAACAAGAGTCCAAGAGATTCTAATTCATCATTATTGTAACACACTCCTGTAGGATTATTCGGATTATTTAATATAATCATCTTTGGTTCATCTTTTATAGAATTTAATATGGTTTCTAATTCAACCAAATCCATACGAAAATTGTTTTTTATATCGGTTCTTATTTCGATCAAATCATCTTTGCGATTTAACATGTCTATATGTTCTTTATAACTTACCCAAGAAGGAGTCACATGTATTATCTTTCCAATAAATGCACATTGCACTATAAACAATAATTCTTTTAATCCATTTCCCACTAATACACCATACTTTGTTTTGTCGTTATTATACATATTTTTTATTGTTTGATTTAATTGAGGAATTCCTTCACTTGATCCATATTCTTTTTTATGCGCATATTCTTGTATTTTTTCAATATAAAAAGACGACTGTTTTACATTATTTTCTCCTAGACCAAAATTATAAATATGTTTTCCAGCTTTCTTTAATTCTTCCAAATATAACTTACTCTGTAAGGTTGGAGATATATACGTTAAATCCCCGGGCATTCTATATACATATATTTATAAATATATTTATACATAATATTTATTATAAATATATAGTTTAAACTTAATAATAGGGCGGCAAGGACTTTTTGTATTTTGCATCGATAATCATTGATGAACCATAAGCAAATATCACATGTAACAACATATATATTGCGAAACTTGTGAGAAATGTCGTAAGGAATACAAAGAACATAATCACAATTGAACCCAACTTTTTTCCGGGAAACCAATCATTAACTGCAATATATAATTTTGACTTTGTATCGTTGAGTTCTCTTCGTGTCTCAATCGCAACAACTGCAGATATTGACGTTACTAGAGATGCCATAACAAACGCTTTAATCAATGTGTTAGTTCGAAATCCTTCGATTAATGGTATCATTTATATATAATTACATTATTTTTTTTTCACCCCAATATAAACTTTGCTCACCATCTTCATTGGCATTCACATATAAAACATTTTCACCCAACATAATACCGGATACATGCAATAATCCTTCACTTGATACATACATAATCGTATTACCGGGTTTTGTAATGGTTTTATTATTTATTGTTTCTATATTTGGTAATGTTTTTATGGATAAACCACCATGAACACGTCCATCATCTCCAATTTTGTCTATCACCATCCCTATATTTCCAATTTCCGTAGTGTTTTTCGTTTTATCGGTCAATTCAAACGAAATATCTGTTCCATATTTTTTCTCATATCCTTCTTTATCACTTGCATCATTTGATAAATTCATCATATCCGAAAAACTATATAAATCACTCTCTCTTCTCATAGTTGATGCACTAAACTGATCTATATAATAATAATTTTCATCCTTTACATGTCGAGAATTTTCTGCCTTTCTCGAACTCACAAAATTTGGATATGTATCGGATTTCACTACAACATGCTGTATATTATTTGGTTTTGTTGTAACATATGAGGACGTATATTTTACAATACGCTCATTTGTTCCTATTCCTATAAAATATACACTTGGATCAATAAATATATGAGATTTATTTGTTCCTTCTCTTTGTTGTTGTTGTTGTTGTTGTTGTTGTTGTTGTTGTTGTGATTGAGACCGGTGCTGTTGCTGTTGCTGTTGCTGTTGAGGTTGTTGCGCAGTGGATTCCATATCACTGGAACCAAATAATATATCTAAATTTGCTTCTTTCAATTGAATATGTGTGTCTTCACCGTGCTTTATTACTTTTACTATGGCAATATGACTACCATGTTCTGTTTTATATGAGACTAAAATTGTTTGATTATTATATAAATCCGGATAATAATGTGATATATCCGACATCACACTCAACGTAATTTCTGATATATTATAACTACTTCCGTGCAATTTACATTCTTTTATTAACATTCCATTCCATTGTGGATGAATTCCAGAATAAACACATCGTAAATTATCATAATCCTCTTCTGAACCATATTCCCATGTAGTTGTCTTTGTTGCTATTGTCGTTTCTGCTTCTGTTAAAGAATATTGTGCCGCCTTTGCATTTGTTACTGCTGACGAAGCAAATCTAGAAGCATTCTGTGCATCCATTTTTGATTGTTGTAATTTATTGATTGCATATGAATCATTTGGTGCATTGGTTTGCACCTTCTGTGCGAAATTATATAATGCCATTTTTTCTTCGGAATCTTTTATGGCATTTTCTGCAATGATTTGTGCTTCTTCCAAAGAATCTTCAATAATATTCAAATATGTGTTTGAATTCATCACTTGAGTAATATTTTCCATTAACATTTTATATTCATACGAGAATGTAGATAAATTATGCACATTTGTTTTTGTATATTTTTCCATATTTATTCCAGAAGAAATAGCAATCCATTTATTATTAACCAAAGGGTGTTTCCTAACTAAATTAAAATATATTTTCACACCTTCTGACCACATACTAAATCCGCTATGCAAATATAATTTACCATATGCTGGTATCTTTTTTGACATTTCAATTATTCGTTGTTCAAATAGCAATGCCATATTGGTGTAAGTTATATTATCTATCTTCTCTGAAGTATTTGCCGTTTTCAATGCATTTATTGACAAACCGTCAATCTCTTCGTATTTTTTACATGAAAATAGTAATCGACTATTTCCGACCTCACTTGGGTTATTTGCCAATTCAAATATTTCACAAAAAGTACTTGCGCTATTTTTGTCATAATCATCATGTAAAGTTCCTAATAATACACTATTTATGGGATTGTCATCGCCTTCTGTAACCTTTTCATGTAATTCTTCTGTCAAATCATCCAATATTTTATTTAAACAATAAACATTATTAATAGATTGTTTGTAATCTTCTAAACTATCGTATGCTTCGTCTAAAGTAACCTTTTCTGTATTCGTTTCCTTCGTATTTTTTATATTATCATAATTATCAACCGATTGATATTTTGTGGTCGATTGTTTTGCACCCATAATAATATTTTCATAGATATGTAAAACTCGATTTTTACATATAAAATTGATTCTACTAATACCTTTTATTTTACAAGTATTATTTAAAATGCCTTCTTATTATACTCGTTCCCAACAGCAACTCGTAGATACTACTCCTATCTACAATACTCGTCTTCAAAATCGACTAAGACGTGTAGCATATTCCAATCAAATTGATTTTGATGAATCTAGTCGCCTCTGGAATCAAAACAAGGTACGGACCGGTCAAATGTATTCCTATGTTTGTGAAGAAAAATCCGTTATAGGAAATAACTGTAAAAATGAATCTGCTGAAAATAGCAGATACTGTCTTCGTCACAATTCTTAAACGATTATTTATAATATTTAATAAAATATACTACTATACATCGAATGATGATCATAAAAGGAATGTTGTTGTTGCAAAGAATATTGAATAAAGAACCATTGTCCGTTCTTTATTTTTGCATATTTTTTAGAGAAATAATATTTGTATATTCCTTATCTAAAAAATAATTAATAATGATATCATTATTAATTTCATGTCTGGTTATATGGCGTTGATGAATAGTAGATGTTTTGCACTCATCAATAAAGGTAGGATTTGAATAATGATAACATTTCATTCTTGGATAAATCGCATATGCGTCTGCCAATAGATCTCCTCTTCCTTTAATATTCGATAAATCAATATTTCCGTCCGTAATGTAATGATCATATATTTTTTTCATCCCCTTTCGATTAATATAATATACTCCAGTACCATTCGTTTTTTCATAGGGTACAAATTCTTCCGATGTTGCAATTAATTTTCTTTGCAAATCGTGACTACTTGTAAAAAATATGATGCAGTCGGCATCGTCCGGTTTTTCACTTATGATTGTTCTCAATTTTTTATCCCACAATGATTTATATGTATTATGAGTATCATCTTCAATAATAAATGCTTCTTCTTCATTGTTTTCATATGCCATTTTAATTGCCTTAATATGTGATACAGTACATGCGACTTCATTGTTTGTAATAGTATGTTTTGATTTCTTAATTGCGTTCAAACTTTCAGGTAAAATTACATCTGGTTTATCACATATATATGTTCCGTCAAATGCATGTACAGTTATTAAATTATCTTTGTTATACATTTTATACATGGTTTTTTTTCGTTGTGTAGAATATCTTAAATTTATCATATAAAAATTATAACCTTCCATAAATATATATATATATAACTATTACACTGAAAAAATTAACAATATTTTTGCATAATATTATCACATAATGTGAAAAATTGTTCGTCATTCATTATTTTTACCTCTTCATATTTATTTTGTAATAAAGTTACTACTATTCTTGTTAAATCATCATCTGTCGATTTCAATATTTGTTTTTCTCCTGTTCGTATATTCAATATATAAAATTCCCTTACATTATCTGGATACAACATTCGCCATAACCACGCATAAATAACAACTTGTAACTGATGTTCCTGTGTGATCTTGCTTGTACATTTTATTTCCCATATATTTTCGTTAGATTCCAGGTCTAAACGAGCACTAAACTTAAAATGTTTTTCATTATGAAAGTAAACTGCCATTATTTTATCCAATATTTCATGCTCTTTCTCGTTGGAATAATGAACTAATTGTTTTTCTACCGTTACACTCGAATCCTTTTTAAATTCGTGTCCAAGATGTTGGTTCAAGCGATCCATACATTTTTGTTTTAATTCTGGTGTTATCCAATTATATTCGTCACGACCAATTTGTTTCAGTTTTGAATATAGTTTTTCTTGCATTGCCACAAAGACATTTGCTAAAAATAAATAATCGGAACACGTTTCGCACTTTTCTGGCAACGTTTTTACTATTTCTTTTAGAAAAGTATATCTGTTTTCTTTCATTTCTTTGACTGATCTGTGTATCATGTTTCTTAAAATATCTTCTCCATCTTTTGTGTTCCCCTGTATTTCATCGTAATACATTGCAGGTAAAGCAATACCAGTCAAATCACTGACTTCTTCGAATAAACCATTTTCGGTCTCTATTATTTTGGGTATTTCGAATTCCATGTCCTTTTGCGGTTCTATTTCTTGGATAAATATTTTTTCAAGAATAGGTGTGACAAATTCAATGGTATCTTCCGATAAAAATTTGATCAATTCTGTAGGATTTACATAATAAGTGGGTATTGTTACAATAGATTCGTCTTCTTGGACTTTCTCTTGAAAAATTGTCTGAGGCATTCCTTTAAAATCAATGTATCCACTATTTTTCATATCATATTGGTCATTTTTTAAAAATTCCAATGGTTTGGCACCTTCATTTTGTAATAAATACAAAGCATGTGTTGCTCTTGTACATGCAACATACAGCGTATTGGGACATATATCTTTGGGTAGATTTCGGGCATTATAAAAATATCCTTGATCAAACCCCACCACAAATACATATTTCCTTTGACGTCCTTTTACTGTATGAAACGTAGAAAACACAACTTTACCGTTTATTACGCGATCGTCCATGGCATCCGTTTCAAACATGGGGACATGACATGGAATATCTGCCTCCGTTAATATATTTTCCATATGTCGTATATAACTATTCACTCCTTTCACTGAATGTCCAAGAACAAAAATATCTGAAGGACATTCCCCTTCCGAAAGCAACCGCTTTATTTGATAAATAACTATATTGTCTATTTGAAATCTTGGACGTCGAATATAAATAACTGGACCTCCCTCCTTATTTGCAAGTAGTCTCTTGTCACCTAACATATCATCATTTACAAATGAGGCCATTTGATTTGTTACTCGATAAGATGTTTTCAACAAACATTGTTTGAACGTACTAGTTTCCAAGAAAGGCAACTCCTTCCAAATATCTACCGATTTTGTTAAAAAACGAATATCAGCTCCCTTGAATTCATACAATCCCTGCATATAATCCCCTAGAATTAACAGTTGAAATTTATGGTCTTTTTTCTCACTGCACATATCCTTTGACATTTTTACAATTAATTCAAAGTACAACGGGGTCATATCTTGACATTCATCCAAGACAA